CATATTCAGGAATTAATCCTTGTTGAGCAGCAGGTCTATCATAGATAGGAAAGTAATCTTTTTTTCTGCGACCAAACGGAGAAGCTAATGGAGCTACGGCTAAAGGAGATATTTTTTCTATGGGAGAAAGTCCCAACTCTTCATCCTCTAAACCTAAAGCAACTGATGCTCCAAACTCTTTAAAAATGTAGTCTCTTACTAATGCTTCAATCGACACTTTTCATCCTTATCACTCTTTCGTGATCATCCTTGAGTTTCTTGATCTGTTCCAGTAAAGCCAGTTTCCCCTGCAGTTGGAACACTTCCAGTTCCGATCGTGCCGCCACCAACGCCTGAATTGTCATCTGGGTTAGCTCCTGCAGGTACTCCTGTAGGCTGTCCCATGCCTTCTCGTTGTTGATCAGTGGGTTGAGGTTGTTGGCTTGCTTCTTGTTGAGCATTTACGAGTCCTTTCAATATTTCAGCAAATATTTGTGCTTCACTTACATCATTCACCAAACTGTCAGGATCTATATCTTGTGCTATTGCAAGTTCACGCATGAGGTTTGGTATTTTTATAAAAGGTGCAAGAGTTGGATTTATTGCAGTTTGTAGTAAAGTAGTCAGTCTTTGACTTCGTACTTCTTTTTGCATTACTGCTGCAGTACCTCTTGGTTTTATTTCTAAATCACCTTCTGTTTCTGGCATGTTGTCAGTGAATTGCATGTTCCACTGAAAATATGCTTCCCCCATCGGTTTTAATAAATGATCATCTATATTTTTTATAACTGTTTTTAAAGATAAACTTGCACCACCAAGCAACATAGATAAGCCAGATGCTGTTCTACCTGTACCAGTCACACCTGTTTGACCATGCAGTATTGATGGTATGCCTGTATCTTCATCTGCAAGTTGCCTTGATATTTGATACATCTGTATGTTTTCTGGTGCAGTATTTGGAAACTTTAATCCGTTAATAGCTGTACCAGTCACACCAGACTGTCGTCTGAATATCTTACCGGGGAATATATCCATGTTTTGACCGGGTACTAAACTCGCTTCGTCAATGTCAAATACTAAGTTACCTGCTAACGCTAAGTTGTCAATAGCCATACGATAGTGACCATTCATCAACTTCTGTGAGTATTCCATATTCTCTGCTACACCAACACCCCATAATTGATATGGATTAGTTTCATATGGAAAAGCTTGATAAGGTATACGTGCAGGCATAAATGGATTCATCACACAACGTATAATCATTCCACCACACACCCAAACATTAACTTGTATTTGATCTAGCTCTGATATATCTTGTATATCTTGCATACCTACTTCATCGGCATGTTTCTTATCTATGACACCCCAATACTCAAGAACTTCAAATCTATTTTCTTGGTAATAAGGCTCTGTGTCATCTTCACGAATGGTATCTTCGTAATATTTGTCCTCATAATTAGGACCTTTTGCAAGACACTCTTCTATGGCTTCTTTATAAAAATAAGGTCGATTAATCAACGCACGAAGTTGTTGTCTATTCATACGATGTCTTTGTATGACGTATTCACAATCTTCGATGCTTGTGGCTGATGGGTCTGGATGAAAATCCCACAAAGACACGTATTCTATTCTTGGAACTAATTTTTCAAATGGATCATATTGTTTGTTTCCATTTTCATCAGTGTTCCATTTGTGAACACGTTTGTAAGAATTAAATGGACCTTTAACTATACCTGTTCCTAACATACACGATTCAAATATAGCATTACGCATCACAGTCACAGCGTCTGTGTCTGTTAGTTGATCATGTATTAGTTTTTCTAAATTAAGAGCTGCCTTTTGTGCAGGACTTATTTGAGGTTCGCCACCTATTGAAGGTCCGGGGGATAAGTTTGCATTTTCATATCTACCCTTTAGTCCACCTAAAAAGTCTAACCCCTGTGTTGCTTGATTAGATCCGGGGGGTAACTCTCTTCCATCACCCTCATAACCAAACGGATCTTGTTTAACTATGTCATCGAGGGGTGTCGTTTGATGAGCAAACTCTGTAATACCTTCTGGTATCGGAGTGGGTTCAACAACGATTGGAAACTTTTTATTAGAAAAAAGTATGTCAATTATCTGTCCATACGCAGCAAGAACTTTGGTTTTAGTTATCTTTATAAATACACGAGAACGTTCCGAATCCCTATATTGAGTCGTGGAATCGTAAATACCTCTGTAATTTTTAAAGGCTTGTAACCAACGTAGTTCATAACTGCGTCTTCCGTTTTCTGAGTCTTCAAACTTGTTTCTGATGTATCCTGCCAATCCGGGCATCTGCTCTTCTGGATTCTGGATAGGGATTTGCGTGTCATCAGCAGGTTGAAGAAAATTTTCATCAGCCATGATTTACCTTAGATTAGAAGTAGTTTCTGTCGTCAGCCATTGCAAATAGTGAAGCTTCAACAGTTGGTTTTGTTTGCTTCTTTGGCATGTCTTGTGTTAATACATCTGGGTTAGTCTCAGTTGTAAATTCAAGACCTTCTCTGTACAGTTTATCAGAACCTTGAGAATCATCTACTGATACTTTATCTGATCCCATAATATAAGCTGCACCTTGATTTAAATTATCTGCCATTTTAAGTTGCTCCTAAAAAGTTTTGTTGTCGTTCAGTCTCAACATTTAAATCTTGTCGAGATGGTGGGGTAACGAACCCCGGAGAAACATCTGCCGTTCTGCCAAATGTACTCATCTTGTTACCTATATTGGTATCCTGTTTAATTATGTCTAGAGGTTCTGCTTTAGGTGTTTCGTCAGTTTGTATATTTGTATCTGCTTGCACAACATCTTGCATACCTTGTAAAAATTTTGCCTGCTCCGTGTCTGTAACAACATCTGCACCTTCACCTGCAGGACTGCCTATCAAACTATACTGTGCAACGTTTCTTGGAATATTTAATCCTGTAACTAAATCAAGTCCAACATCCCTTACTGTTTCTGCACCTGCACTTATCCCTGACACAAGAGGACTATCTCCTCTTTGTCTATATTTCATAAAATCAGAAGCAAATTCATCTACCACACCTGTAACTCCCAAACCTGTTGCTATTGCTCCTAAACTTGGTAAATTATTTTTTGCCCAATCTCTTGCAGCTTTTCCCATATCTACGAGTTTGTTTGTTTTAGTTTGTTTTTGTTCTTGTGCTATTCTGTCTTGTTCTTTGGTTATATCCTGATCAAGACCAGAAGTTTTTTGTAAATCTTCAAATAGTTGTTTTTTAGCTGCTAGGTTTTGTTGTTGTTGCTCTGTAATCTCACCTTCAAGCACTGCTTTTGCTTTTTCTTGATTAAGTTTAGCATTTTCAGGACTTATAAGCTTGATATCTTGTGGGTCAGATATAGCCATACCCTCTACTTCGTTTGGGTATGCTACGTTTGGGAAAAATCTTACAACTTCTTTTTGTTTAAATGGGGGAAGACTTTTGAAAGCTTTTTTAGTTGTCATATACTGTTGGGTATATTCCGTTGTTTTAACACCTACATCTTCCAAAAACTGTGCAGGATTTTTTGTACCATCTTGTGTTAAATTACCCTCTGTTAATAACACGTAAGGTGCAAAAGCTTTTGCGTTAGCATCTTCTATTTGCCCACCTACTGTAACACCTGCTATGTATTGTTCTACGTTACCTTTCTTAGGTCGCCAAGTTGATAACTTTCTAATGTAGTTGTTAGGATCGTACCCTGCTGCTGTGTAGTCTCCCTCTTTTATTCTTCTTATGTCATATATAGACATTGGTCTAGTTTCAATTTGTTTTGTCGCCTGAACTAAATAATCTATATTTACATTTGTTTTTGCTAAATCTTCATTTATCGTGTCTACAATTTTATTTATGTTTTCAAAAACCAATCCTGATTTTTTACCTGAACTGTCCATATAAGATTTTATAATATCTCGTTGAGCTTCAGGTAAGTAAGCTAAATTAATTGAACCTGCTGTGTCTGTTTTTAGTTTTACATCTTTAACAAGACCAGTATCAAAATCTATATTTTCAAATTTTACGTTCTTAAAATCAGAAGGTCTGTATCCACCAAACATCAAAGTAAGCAAGAAAGTTTTTTCTTCTTGCATATTTGCAATATTGTATTTTGAAGCTAAATTTTTAAGAGCTTGATAAGCTTGCGTTGGATAGTTTGCAGGTATAAGTCTTAAAGGATCAGTTCCAAATCCTTGTGCTTTCATTACAGCATCACCCACCACATTTGTCATGTGTGAACGAAGTGGATTTGTTGTTCCTTGTGCAGTTATGCCTACTTCAGCAAGAAGAGGTTTGAAAGGACCTATTAAAGATTTCTTTTGAGCATTTGTTAATTTTTTAGTGTAAACTAAATCTTCTACAAACTGTCTTGTATTTTTTCCAAAGATGTCATTTATGGTGTAATCTTGAAGTCCAACTTTATTAATTAGTTTTGCAACATCTTTTCTATCAGTCGTATTAGAAAATAACTGACCTATAGGAACATTTTTAAGAGAATCACCTCTTACTCTTCCTTTTTCAGATAAAAGAGTTTCAAACTCTTTCTCAAAAGTTATGCCTTTTGCTGCCATCTATTAATATCCAAATGTTTGATCATGGACTTGGTAAACCTGATTTTTGATGCCATTAAGTGTTTTATGAATGGACACATATCCTGTCATCCTTGTCATTAGCATGTATCGTAACGCATCGTATGCGTGATCTTCTGCTTTTGTATCTACGTCTTCTGCGTTGCTTTTACTTAATGGTATACCTGAAAGTTGTTTTATTAAGTTAACGCAGTTTGGAAATATTCTTATTCGTGGCTCGTTTGTTCTTGGATCGTCTGCAAGCCTACGATGTATCTCCATCTTTCCTTGTAATCTGTTTCGATCTGCAGGTATCCAACGGACACCACATCTCATCATTGTTTCTGCTATCGAAGGGCCGAACCCTGTCTTGTTCCAACACGAGGAGTCAAGCACAGTATAATGAGGAGTCGGATCTTCTTGTTCTACTTGTAGTATTCTATCGGCTAGTTGCTCTGCTGTCAACTGTTTTACATATAGCTCACGATAGACCCAGATATTATTATCCCAATCAATTGCACCCCATAGCACACAAGAAGGACTCGCATAGCCGTAGTCAGCCGCCCTGATACGTGGGAAGTTGGTTGGTAAGTCAAAGCTAGGGACAACATGTTTACTCCTACTAAATTCTGGGAACGCTGCACCTTCAGTGACTTCCCAGTCTCCTTCTAATAATCTCTTACGTTCTACTTCAGGGAGTGAACGCAACATAGCTTCGTACTGTCCGTCTGCTAACAAGTATGGATTGTCAGTCAAACGTGCAGGTATGAACCTACGATAAAATAATGGTTCTCCTTCTTTTTCGTGACCTTTGGGCCACACGAAAGGTTTACCAGTTTCGATATCCATTGCAGCAAAAGTTGATCCGTGTTCAGATGGATCGATATACATCTTCTTAACCCACCAACCACCAACCCCTCCGGGGTTAGCTGTGCATCGCATGTACAAATGCTCTTGTAACTCTGGGTCGGTTGTTCTTAATCGTGAACGAAGATAATCCCAAACGTACGGAGATGGGTATTGGGTTATTTCGTCTATGCCTATCCAGTTAAATGCTTGACCTTGAAATCGAGTTACGTCTTTGTCTTTGTCCAAGTATGTAAACCAAATCGTTGCACCTGATGGAAAGTGCCACGTTGATTTTGATTCTCTAAACTTTGCACCCGGAAAAGCTTTAGGGTATAGCTGTCGTGACTTATCAATAAGTTCTGTTAGCTCATCCAGAGTACGCCTAAGAAGAAGCCCACGATGGTTGCTATTATGGCAGTACCGTAACGGATCTGCCAACAAGGCGAAACTTTTGCCACCCCCGGCTGAACCACCATACAACACATCCCTTTCAGACGAAGACAAAAACTCTTCCTGAGGCCCTTCATTCGGCTGAAATACAATTTCACGCCCACCAACAAGTTCATTAACTGCATTTGGCAAGCCTTGTAAATCTGTTTGATCAATAAGTGTGGTTTCATTACTGTTGATTGCTTTGTCGAT